GCTCATTTTGCTCATACTGCCATTGGCTTTAGTGATAGCAGTATCCATACCCCTGAACAGGTTCAACATAGGACTCATGCTGCCAAGAGGATTAGATACTTGGAACGAACCCAATCCGGCCATAGCTCTAGCCCAAGCCATTTTAATGCTGTTGATGAAACTGTTATTATCAACCTTGACTTTAATATCTATAGGGTTAGTCCTAGCGATAGCCTGCAACTCGGCAAGCAACGCCAACACCTTAGACCTAGCGACGAAAGCCTCATCGACTTCCATATCAATGTTGATAGACTGTGCGGTAGCCTCAATCTCAGCGATCTTCTCATCAAGGTCACGGCGAAGCTGCTCCGTCCTCAGATCACCCTCAATGAGAAGTTTAGTGTCAACACTGTCAGAAATTCTACCAAGCTCAGCGTTAATTTTAGACCTGAACGCACGCTCAAGCCGACCCTCAATCTCAACCTCACCCGTAACACCATCAAGCTCACGATCAATGTTACGTTGCGCCCTAGACGCAAAACCAGACGTGTCAGGCTTAATCTCAGCCTCACCCTCAAGGGCACTGGCCTCCCGCTGAATTTCCTCCTTAGCCTTCTTACGGAAACCCTCAGCACTCGGAACGATCTTGACATAAACCTTGCCAATCTCATTACCCTCAGCCATTCATCCCACCTTTCCTCATCGTCTTAGCAGCCATAAAAATAAACGAACCAGGGCCAGTGGAACGCTTCCTAACCTTAACTTCCTGCTCCGGTATCGGAAACATATCAGGCTGCTTAGGTCTACGCTTAGAATGTGCAGAAATGTAGGTGTATTGCAACGCCCGAATCGCATTAACGGTGGCAACCATCGCATACCGGGACTCATCCCAGCCACGGAACTGCTGCCCACCCCGCTGCTCCGAATAAAACCTACCCGACAACGGCAAATTCTTAATCAACACCAGCAAGGTGCGTGGAGACAAATCAGAATCATCACGCATAATGTCACGCAAATCAACCCGATATGTTTCCATCAAATCGGCAGCAATATACTCGCCATACTCGTCAATCAGCTTTTCGAGCGTGGAGCTTCCCCCGCAGACGTACCATCCATCCACAGTTCCATAATCCGCATCGTCAACGTCAAATCACCATCCAACGCTGCAACAAGCTCCTTACCCTTATCGGCAACAAGCATAAACACCTTATTAGCTGTCTCCATGAACCGGTCAGGCCCATCAATACCAGCTTCCTCAGCATCCTTAGCATCCAGATCATCCAAATGCTTCAACGCTTCCATAACCTCAACCCGAACCTTCTTAGGGAGGCGAAGCAAATTCGACAATGCCACACTATTGCCGTCCGACAGTTCAATCACAATCGGGGCGAACTTCTTCTCAGTCTCCTCACGGAGAGAATCCAAGGTGAACAAATTACCCATAATCAGCGAGCCTTTCATCGTAAGTTTATGGCGGACCTATAAAACAGGTAGAAGGGGGAGGGCCGGCTGCGCCGGCCCGCCAGAGCAGACACCCGAACCCTCCCCCGGTCTAACTAGCCGAACAGCCCGTCAGCGATCCATTCAAACTTGTTCAAACTACCATGCTTCAAGAAGGTAGCCCGAACGGGCAGAGCCGCAAACTCATCCACCGCAAGCGAAATGGAATCATCACGACGCAGCGAAGCCTTAGGCGAATAGAACGCAACCTTACGGTCACCGTCCACAATCACAATCAGCAACGCTTTCTCAAGCGGGGCAGGGGTGCCACCGGCCACACCGAACACACCCGGCGTAGACGAAGCATTCTTACCGTAATACAGTTCAAACGTTTCCGTATCGAACTGGTGCAGCATCAGGGTCAGATAATCCGCAATCGGATCAGTGACAACCTCACGCAGCGACTCATTCTGCCAAGTACCACGAACCTCGGTGTCGCCACCATCGAATCCGAACTCGGGCAGATCGCCACGCGACGTGTGACCCACATTAGTCCAACCAGTGCCCACAACAGGAACATCGTGGATAGCGGCAGAGCCGCCAGTCAGGGATGTACCGTCAATGGTGAGGGCACCCGTCACAGACGGGTCAAGGGTGATGATGAACGGCGAAGCCGTCCCGGTCACCGTAACCTTACCGGCACCAACGCTGGGAAGCAGTTCAAGCTCAGCCTGAATATCTGCACCGTCAGCATCGAACGGGATATCGTTGGTTTCATCAGTGCCGACCGACAACGTATATGTACCGCCGCTGGCAGCGGAGATAAGCCGCTTAGCACCAGACGGGGTAGCGAACGTATTCGGGTCGAACGCTTCAATCTCAGCCGGCGTAGGTGCGGCGGTACCAACCGGTGCCGAATACACCCACCCGACAGCAGCGGTCAAAACCGCATTGTCATTAAGTGACATTACAAACTCCTACTTCATTGGGTTAAGGGTCGAAGCCCTACTTGAATAAGACCTTGGACCCGCCAGGAGTCCATAAACTTTGAGCTGAACTGAGTCATACCCATGTTTTCTCTAATAGAGTGCAGATACCCGGCATCTGTTTGTTTCTGATAAAACACTGCATCATACAGCACCTCAAGTGCGGCATTATACAAATGTTCACATTCTGGATAACCCTCATTACTGTATGCTGTCATTTCAACAACAGGCCAATCCATACCGTGAGGGTATGTCTGATTTCTAGGGCCACCAACCCGACGCACATTCAGGATAGGGTACTCACGATAGTCGATATCGGCACCCCACGATCCCACATGCACACCGGACAATACAGGGGCATCCCGCAACAGCGGAATGATAACAGCTTGCACTCGCGGCATACGGCCCCGAATAGTAGACTCAACATGCTCAACATTAGGTTGTGTCACCGTCTACCTCGCCTTCTGAATCGGTATTTGCCGAACTCTGCGATTGCCCTCGACAAAATATACAAGCCTCGCGGTGAACGGGATGGAATGTTTTTAAACCAGCCCGAAGGTGCGTGCCCCATCTCAATAGCCATAGCACCATGCTTATATTCAGCCTCAAGGGTAACAATATAGTCGGTGCCACCGAATGCAGGCGACGGCTCAGAACCGAATGTGATCTTAGTCAAACCTCCAGGGTCTGCAATTTTCTCCCACCCGGTAGTGGACCTAGCCTGCCTCAAATTATATTCAGCCCTGTGGTCAACTTCCTTAGCATACTTCTCCACGCCCGGATCGGCCACCGGCATCAACTTAGGGTACATGACAGGAACGGAATCTAACACCACTCTAGCCATTAGAACCTCTTAATAGTGTAAATGAAATGGGCTGTCTTAGGTGAACTATTGTATCTAACAGTAGTCCCAAACAACGCCCAACGTTCGCCATGCCATTCAATTTGTGACTGAGAACCAACCTCGCCGTACTTCTCAATCCACGATCTAGGGAACCTGATCTGATACACACGTTCAGACTCAAACCCCTCATCATCTTCCTCTTGTTTCCGCGAAGCAGTACCAGACTGGCCTAACGGTTGCGCCCGAATACGGGCCGGCGTCCCAACCTTAGACGGTCGGGTGCGAACATTGCCGTCCTCATCATAGACAACTTCTTCCATGAACACAAGAACGTCCTCAGTTGCCTGATCCAGCAGAGACATTACGCCCCCTCAGGGAATGTGGGAATCAGTTCAAAGAATCCGCCACGCGAATACCCCAACAGTTCCCATTCCTCAGGAAGAATCTGCAACTTACCGATACCGGTATTTTGACTATACTGGTATGTGTAGTTCCCGTCAGTTTCCGACACAAACCCCTCAGGGTTACGGATAACCCGCAACACAGCCTCAGACTCAACCTGGATAACACTATCAACATCCAGATCGCCAGAAGCAACCAAATCTTCAAGGTTGGGGATACGAATGCGGATCATACGTTCAATGTCGGATAACTTAACTTCAATCAGGGCAGTTTCTTCTGCGCTAGGTGTCCGTGCCCAGCGAACAGCCACATCACTAGCAGTTGCATAGGCCATATTTCACCTACCCTTTATGTCGCGGCTTATGAACCGGTTTCTCTGCCGGCTTAGGTGCAGGCTTCTCATCGGAAACCCACTCGCCGCCTTCCAGCAGCTTCTTGCCAAGAGTCTCATTAACCTCAGCGGTTCCGCCATTAAGTTTATGACGAATCTTCATAACACTCCTTAACGGATAGTGGCGGGGGGGAGCGGGATCGCCGCTCCCCCCAACCAAATTACGGGCCAGTCGCACCCTGAGCAGCCGGGGCTGCCGGGGCAGTAGCCGCAGCCGAGGTCAGCTTAACGAACGCCTCAGGATCATTCACCAGAGCAGCGTACTCAGCCTCAACACGGACAGCGACAAGGTTGTTCTGCCACAGCGACGTAATGCCGGAACCATCCTGAGCGACCGAAAGATCAAGGGTCGCCTGATCCGTCACGTCGTAGGAAAGGCCACCGATCTGACCCCACACAAGCTGATTCCAGTCACCCATGTAACCAACGGTGGTGTCCTTCTTAACGTGATCCGACAAATACGTCGGACGGCCAAGGACACGACCCACACGGAACGGGGCGTTGATATCCTGGTAGGTAGCGTCAATGAACAGAGGACGATCATTAGCGTCAACCGAACCATTCAGGATCGGCTCAGCAACATCATCGAACAGGGTTCCGGTCCACTTCTTACCATCAGCAAGAAGCAGCGACAGACCGTTGTTCAGACCAGTGAACGCATTGTCACCGATACCAGTCGATTTAGTGGTGTCAGCAATCGACGCACCGAACGGGCTATCAACACCGTTGAGAACCGCATTATCGAATGCGAGGGCAATAGCCTCAGCCACCTTAACGCGCATAACGTTCAGGTAGTTCAGCGGATTCGCACGGACGGTTTCCGCAGATGCCACGAAAATGGTAGCGATCTTGTAAGGAACAACGTCCTGCTTGTTGAAGTCACCCTTGGTGACGGGCTTCTTCCCACCCTCAGCGGTCCACTTGGCGGTCACATTGCCGGTCCAGTGGGGGATACGCACACCCGAAGGTCCCATAGGAATCTTCTGAGCAAGCTGCTGAACGATAGAAACCTTCTCTACCTGAGCGAAGTAGTCCTGAGCGACAGACGGCTCAAGAAAACCTGAAAACATCGAATCCGACGTTTGAGCAACATTGCTGCTAGTCGGGGCACCGGTAGGAGCCGGGTAACCGGCCACACCGTACTTGGGGTTCACTCCATCAGCGAGTGCCATAATAATTTCTCCTTAAAATAGTTTAGCGGTGCCCAACAATCTTCTTGAGAGATTCAAGAAGCGGATCACCGTTCAGCGGGATCGTATTAGACGACCCCTGTGATGGGTCAACCGGGCGATCCTTAGGTGGATTCTTCCCGATCAGTGCTTTAACCCGATTAACTGAATCCGAAATTTCAATTTCATCATTACCCTGAACCAATGTGACAACCTCCAACACATCCTCCGAAGGGATACCGGCACTCAGCACCGCACGCAACTTAATCAGTTCAAGTTCACGCGCAGACACATCAGCCTTCAACGCCTCAAATTCAGTGTCCTTCTCCGCGATAGCGCGGTCAAAGTTGGCTGCCAGTTCAGCCTTAGCAGCAGCAACAGCATCATTCTTCTCAGTACGATATTTAGCTGCTTCCTGCCTCAAACCCTGAACATAGTCAAGGCTGAATGTTTCCGGCTTAGCAGCCTCTTGCTGCACACCAGAAGTGGAAATATCGGTTGTAGTTTCCTCGGACATATTGTGACCTCCTGGGTCATTGTTGGACCCCATCCAGGGGTCGGCGGGACGATCAGGCTGCGGCGAGTGCAGTCCAATCACTTGACTTAATTTCACCGTTATCAATCAATTTCCTTAACTGATTAATAGTCTCACGGTTCTCGGTAGTTTTCAACCACCGCCTCTCCTTAACGGAGTAGTATTTTTTATCGGGATTGGCTTCCAATTCGGCAGCAGCAAGTTTACTGGCACGAATGTAAAGCTGGTTAGCTTTCTTAGCAGCCTCCTTACCAACCCAATTCTTGTAATTGAACACAGGCACAACCTTACAGTCGCAGCCGGCGTGCCATTCCTCCATCATAGGAGTAACATCCTCACCGCCCAAAACCATATCAATCATATCCGTGTCAGGCAACTTCAACCCTGCGGTTGACGCGGATTCATACACCGGGCCGCGTGAACACAACATCAAACACCATGCACACGTTACACGCCCGGTAGCAACCCTAGCCCAACCCCTCACCATGCGGCCCTCCAAATCACGCGGAGGGTACTCCTTCCCGGCAGGGGTGTTCTCAATAATGTTACGGACAAGCTGCTCATTCACCCTCTCCGCAGTCACATAGTCAGACGGATTAGGTGCAGGAAGCTCATCTAAAATGGTGTCAGCTTGAACAGCGTGAATGATCTGCTTACGCCCACCGTTCTCCACCGCCCTAGCGACCTGCAACTTGAAAACCTCAGCCATTTGCTGACCGGCCTCAGGCTGTGAGAACTGCTTCCGCACCGGTTCCATATCCTGAACAAACCACTTAAACTCATACGGCTCCAACAGGCGAGCCAAATTAGGGGCTTGAGGATAATACCGGTCACGTTGCAAATCATAAAACCGTCTACCCAAGGCAGCCGACTCATTGCGGGACTGTAGCACCTGAGGGAATATCAGTTCCAAAAACTTTATCCACTCAGCCACAGTCAATGCCGGATTCAGAAAAAACCCAGCAAACGAAGCCGCATATGCGACAGCGGCAGCAGTTATAGCAGCTTGAGTAGCAGAATATTCCTCAGGTTCCACACTAGGCTCCTACCCCTGTAGCCGGGTTAGCCTTAGTAGCAGGCGGTGTTGCACCCGGTCCAGACACCTGTCCAGGTACCTGTCCAGCAGGCTGGGCACTTCCCGTAAGCTGCCCCAACGGATTATCTTGAGTATCCCACGCAGCCATTTCCTCACGCTCAGCAATCGTATACCCCATATCAATCCGGGCACGTTCCTTAGGAATCACACCCATACCGTTAGCGTACAATTTAGTGGCTGCGTCGGCCTTAGCGGAATAGGTTGGGGTTGACGGGTCACGCCACACCGTTTCCATCCGATAATAGTCGGGCGGAATATCCCCGCCCTTAGCAGCCTTATATGCGATCCGCATAGCCTGTTCCCACGCACCACCAAACAGTTTATTCTTCCGCTCACATTTCTTCACCAGCCGTGATTCAGAGGATTTAATAGCCTCCGCACTGGCCGGATTTTGAGAAGAAGTTGACAAATACTGCGGCGGCAAACCTGTATAGGCTGCGGCTTTACGATCCAAAGAATCCAAAGCATCCACAAAGTTCCTTAGCTCCGAAGCGGTAAACTGCTGTGCCTTAGCGTCAGGGTCCTCAAATGCGAGAATCCTCGCCACATACGCATCGAACAGCTTCTCACCGGTAGTCGGATCGACACCAATATCCTCGGGACGGACACCGAACAGAAGCCTCTGCGGGATCGCCATAATCTCGGCGGTAGTCTGCATCGTCATTAGCGTTCTGGCGGCAGCATCAGTGATCGACCGTAGCTCCGGGCTAATCTCCGACGTGCCATACAAATCTGCCAACGAAGTCCGATTCACAATCGGAACCACCGGCACCACCAACAGACCGTGAGCAACCTTGGACAGAACCTTCCACGCACCAGCTTCTTTCACCCACTGGATTGTCTGCTCAGGCAGATACAATGTAGCGGCAATAACCTCAGACTGCTGATCGTCATATGTCACCCTGATAGCCTGCGTGACCTCCCGCGTGCGGGTATCAATCTGTGCGAACAACCCACCGGGCGGCTCCACCCTAATCAGCGGAACCTCAGGATCAACATTCAAATCCAGTTTAGGGTCGGGCATCGCAATCGTAATATACGAACGCCCATAGATCAGTGCATCAGTGTGACCCAATGTGGCATCAATATCCAAATTGTTAGTCTGCCACCAACTCCACAAATCTTTATCACCATCCGGCTTGTCACCAACCCGGAACCCCTCCACTTCCTGCCGCTCCGCAATCGAATCAACATACAAGCGAGGGTATCCCACATTGGCGAGCAGATTCCTCATACCAGGCGGCACCGCAATACCGATAGCGTCAGGCCGGCGTTGAGCCTCATAATACAGGCGGCTATCCTTCAATCCGTCCTGGCGAGACTCGAAAATGTTGATAAGATCATCTCTCGCCTTTTCTACGTCTACGCTAGCCATGCGTCACTCCATTCCTTTTCTAGTTGCGCTTCAAGAGCCGCAACCTTTTTTTCAAGGTGAGCGATCCGCGCTTCATAATCTCGACGTGCCAGCATTTCACCCATATTCTCTGCGTGTGATGTACGCTG